TCTGAAAGGAGAGCACTATGGTGCACCTGGATGCCTTATGGGGAGTACCGAGAACGGTCGCCGTCAGCGGGAAATCCATTAGTGTTCCATTTGGAGTCGATCTAGAACCAGATTTTGTTTTGCCTTTAACTCGCTGGATCCAGTGTTCGGGTTACGATTTCACGGCTAAGAAAGTTAAAGCCCTTAAAACATGGGCAGTACATATCTTAGCAGGTGAACGTGACTACTCAGAACCCTGGTTTAAGAAAATCCAGTATCGGGGTTATACCATACCGAAGCTAAGCATCTTTAAATACTTCTTAGATCACCTGGCGGATCTCAAATCCACTAAAAAGGTTCTAATGGTACTTAATAGCTATAAGCTAAGGCTTGTAGGTTCACCCTCCCTTTCGTCAATTGTGGGCATAGAGAAGTCTCAACTAAGCGATCCTTATATTCCTCACTTACGTAGGTATGTAAGGTTACCTCAGGTTCCTGAACGTGTTTTAGTTCCGGAAGTGAGTGTTAACACACATACGAAGTATGCTGATGAAACGGGTCGGACTTTTTGCGGACCTTTTGGTACATTAGACACTGAGCTCCAAGCCCAGATGGCTTATGACTTTCAGGACATGCAAGAGAATCCGAGATGCCTAGGAAGGCTTGTGCCTATCCCAGACAAGGGGAAATGGAGGAACATTCTGGTAGGCCATTGGGCCCTACAACTAAAGACCAAGAAATTGGCCGACTGGTTGCGTCAATGGCTCTGGGATCTCCCTCAGATAGCGTCTGGTGATCAGAGTAAGATGTCAACGTTCATTCTCGATTCCTTTTCGAAGGATCGATATATGATGTCGATTGATCTATCTGAAGCAACAGATCGGCTATCTAGAGATCTACAGATAAAACTGCTAATCTCGATGGGGGTCCCAAGTTCGTATTTCCGGTTCCTGGACCTACCATTCTTTTACGATAAGAAAACTTACCGTAAGGATGGAAAAGGCCTGGCTCAGGGATACTATACTAACGGACAACCCATGGGACTATATCTTTCATTCCCAATGTTCGAGTTAGCCCATTACGTCATACTCAGTTTTGCAACCGGTGCCTGTAAAGGATCGGACTTCTGCATATGTGGAGACGATGTGGTCATAGCTTGTGACGAAAAGGATGCGTCTTACATCTATAAAAGGTATGAAAACCTAATAGAGAGGTTTGGGGGTGAAATATCTCCCAGTAAGACTGTGTTAAGTAAGCGTTTCGCTGAAGGTGTAGGAGCTATTTTCATCAAGGGAATCCCAAAGGAAATCAGGATCCCTTCCGGAAAACTCTCGGCACTTGAGGCCTTTACTTCAGGTACTTGGATAAACAAAAAGATAGTTCAGTTAGACCCCATTGGTCGTGCTATTCTCTTTCCTTGGTTACAAACCAAGGAGTATAAGAGGTATACATACGATCAGAGGAAGGCCATGAATGAATTTTTTGTTAATCATGATCTTAGTTTCTGGAGATTGGACGCATTACGTGCCTTAGACAAGGCTGAACGAATGCCTCAAATCTGGCTCGCGTGGGAGGATGCTCCAACTGACCTGTGGATGATGAATTCACATGGAACAGAGGACGTTCGACCACTTCGATGGGTCACTTTGTCGACTATTCAGCATGCTTTGGTGGCTAACAAAATTATAACCTTATATAAAAAGGATTCTAAGAATGCCAGACAACAAAGAAAATAGGTCGAAGGTTACATACACTTCCACACAATTCCAAATCCTCTTGCTCAAGGAAGCATTTCTCAGAGATTTGAACCTCTTTAAAACACTTCTCGAGAGAGTTCCCCAAACTTGGACCTTAACTGTAATCGAAAACAGTGGTCTTAAGGAATTGGTTGTTAACGTACCG